GTTACTACCAGATCACCGAAGCGGGCCAGAACGTGCTCGCCCAGTGGAAGAACGCCTGGGGATCAACCCGGGACTTCGTCGACTCCATCCTCAGGGGACCCAAGTCATGAGCAAGCCCGTACCTCGTTCCATCCAGGAATATCTGGACCAGCTCCGCGCTGAACTCACCGGTGCGGACCCCGCCCTCATCCAGGACGCCCTCTACGACGCCGAGGAATACCTGCGCGGCGAGCTGCACGCCCACCCGGAGAAGACCGAAGAGCAGATCCTCGCCGCCATCGCCACCACCTATGGCGCCCCCGAAGAAGTGGCCGAGGCTTACCGCAACACCGAAGCCAAGGTGCAGCTCGCCCTGCGCACACCGCGGCCCAAGCCCCGCAAGTCCGCGCTCGGCAAGTTCTTCTCCGTCTATTCCGATCCGCGCGCCTATACCGCCCTGCTCTTCATGCTGCTCGCCTTCCCCACCGGCATCTTCTTCTTCGTCTGGGCCGTCACCGGCATGTCACTCTCATTGAGCCTCATGATCATGATCTTCGGCATCCCCTTCAGCCTGCTGTTCCTCGGCAGCGTCAGGCTCATCTCCCTCGTCGAAGGCCGCATCGTCGAAGCCCTGCTCGGCGTGCGCATGCCCCGCCGCCCCATCCATCCCGGTAACGGCAAGTCGCGCCCCGTGATGGAGCGCATCAAAGAGATGCTCATCGACCCGCGCACCTGGGGCACCCTGTTCTACATGGTCCTCAAGCTGCCCTTAGGCATCCTGGATTTCGTCCTCCTGGTGGTCTTGAGCTCCGTCTCCCTCAGCCTCATCTCCTCGCCCATCGCCGATCTCTTCCACGGCAACTACTGGTTCGAGATCGATGGCGTGGATTACTACAGCATCCCCTGGCTCGTGACTCCGATACTCGCTGTCATCGGCCTCCTGCTGCTCACCGCCCTCATGCACATCGCCCGCGGCATGGGCTGGATGCACGGCAACCTGGCCAAGAACCTCCTGGTGAAAGCCGGCTGAGCGCCACGCGGTTTTGTGAACCAGGTCGCCACCTGCTAGGGTCTTGCCCCTCACACTGATGGCGGGTTTTACAGGAGGGGTTCTCGTGCGCAGATTGGCTTTGGGATTGATCCTGCTCTTGAGCGCCTGCGCCTCGGCTCCGCCTCGCGCGCCCGCGCCCAGCGCCGCTGCGCCCGTGCCCGCCATCCCGGCTGGCAAGGCCGTGGTCCACATCTACCGGCGCGAGATACCCTTCGGCCCCGCCAGCCTCTCTATATATGATGGCCAGACCCACGTCGCCACCCTCGCCGTCGGCACCTACGTGGATTACTACGCCGATCCCGGCCCCCGTTCCCTGAAAGTGCTCGGCACCGGTGTCGGCAATATCCCCTATGCCACCACCTTCCGTCCCGGCGAGGATTACTACCTCATGGTCTATTTCTTAGGCGACCAGGATAAAGGCGATGCCAGCCTGGCGCCGGTGGATGCCGCCACCGCCATCGGCCAGATGGCCTCGCTCAAGCCCGCCGCCCCTTAGCGCGCCTTTTTGACCAGCCTATCTATCAGTTCTTCCAGGCCGCCACGCATTTCTCCGCCGACCGCCCCACCACGTACCCGCCGAGCCCCAGCTTGATCAGCGCCCACAAGTCCGGCGGCGTCGGCAGCGAGACCGAAGCTCCCGAGAGCGCCTGCGCATAAGGCGCGATGATGTAGTTATTCGCCACGATGAACACGAACACCATCATCGTCACCGGCCGCCAATTCCTCTGCAGCCAGCTCTCGCCCTTCGCCTCCGCCGTTATGATCCCCGCCTGCTCCTGCAGCGCCTCCGCATCCGCCGAGAGGATCGCTGTCTGGATGCTCGCCTTGAGTCTCGTGTTCAGGTCCTGGTCCGGTATCGCCTTGTCCACTTCCTTGAAGATGCCCGGCAGGATGAAGCTCGCCACACTCGCCAAGATGTTCATTTCAGCCCCTCCCCGTACGTATCCAGCTTTTCCACCTGTGCAAGCATCAATGCCCCCTGCCCACGAACACGCCGCCCACCGCGGCGCTTAAGCCCACGAGACCCGTCCATATCGCTGCCCGCAGCTTCGCCGCACCGCTCTGGCGGTTATAGGCGGCGAGTAAAGTCTTCACGTCTTCCCGCATCTCCCCCACCTCTCCTCGCAGACCCTTGAGTTCAGTCTCGACGGCCGCGAGCCGTTCAATTTGTGTAGCCATGATATTTATCACCCGATTCGTAACCACTCAAAGACGCGCATCCGCAGTCCAGTGCATTTCAATTTGATCGGTCGCAGCAATCTGAGCGCCACCATTTGTAAGTTCAACCGTAGTTGTATTGGCAGCAAGAGTTGCCGCCTTATCTGTTCCAGCACCGATATCGCGGAATTCACCGCTTGCCCCTGTAGCTGGCGAATAGGCAATAGGTACTGGCGTGATGACTTTGCGCCGGGTCATCCGGATAAACATTTCAGGGACAAGTGCGCCATTCGAACGGGTACTAACAGTTATGCACTCCGATCTGCCGTTATTCGTTGCCGTCCCCGGAGCCGTCCCATATTCATACGACTTCTCGAAATACCTCTGCGTCGCCGCCAGGTCATCCTCGAACCTCGGCACTCCGCACTTCTGCGCCAGGGTCTTGATGCACGCCTGCCAATCCGTGGCCCAGAGATCCTTGGAAGTCACTGCCCCGCAATCCATCTCCAGGATCACCTCGATGCCATTCGCCGGCGTCGCGCCACCGGCGCTCATGTTCGGCACTGCCAGCGTCACGAGCGTGTCCGTACCCGAAACCACGCTCACCGGTGAGCCCGAGCCGGTCGCGATCTGCACCGGTGCGCCGCGGCTGTCCTGGGTTTGGAAAGCATTGACCGTCAGGAAGGCATTGATGCTGGAGCCGATGTCATGCCGGCATAGCACACTGAATAGGCAATAGCCGTTCTTGAGCGCGACCGCATCCCGGCTTTCTATCCACTTCCTGAAGAGCACCTTGCCGGTGCCAGTCACGGTCAATCCCGCGATCTTGGTGGAATAAGCAGTCGCAGCAGCGGCCACGGTATAGCTCGCATCCTGGGTCAGCGTCCCCGCGCTGACTACGGTGCCGGTGACCTGTCCCTGCACCAGATCCACGAGACCGTAGCCATAGGTACCGGCCACCAGTGCGAGCGCCGCACCCTGGGCCACACGGCAGCAGGGATCCACGAACAAGTTCTTGCCGGCAGGCACAGGGTTCAGCAGGTTCCACTGCGTGCCGTCGTATTTCAGGGCCGCCGGCACGCCCGGCTGCATCTCGCCGCCCGCCAGCGCTGCGCCGTTAGTGAAGATCGGCTCAGCTGCGAGGCCATCCGGCGCGAAAGTCGCCGGCCCCGTATTCACCGCCGTAGGATTGAGTACCTGCAGCAGTCCTGCCGTCAGCGCACCGAAAGGCCGCCCGTTCGCTGCCGTCAGTGCGTTCGCGGTCCCGCTCGCGGCTGGCAGGCTCACCATGTAGCTCGCCAAGTCCGCCATGATGTCCCAGCCCGCGTTCTTGACTGCGCTCGGCCTCATCCCCGTCTCGAAGTAGTTGGCCAGGTCGTTGCTCGCCGGCGTCGCGCTGTATTGATCTATGGACATGTCTCACCTGCTTGCTGCCGTCATTCCTGTGTAGCGCTTTGCTGCGTCGCCGGCGTCTGCGCCTGTAGGCGCCGCAGTGCCAGGGCCACCCGCATCTGTTGCCATTGCCTCTCCGCGTTCTGCGCAGAGGCTTGCTGCGCCGTCTGCATCCCCTGTGCCAGTGCCTGGCCTAAGCCCACCGGCATCCGGCTCGGCCCCGCCGCGCCCATGAGTGAGATCGCGAGTTGCATCTTGGGATCGTTCAGCAGGTTCGAGCCGAGTCCGTCGGCCGGCCCATTCATATACCCTGAAGCTAGACCCATCTCATCACCCGCCTTTGCCACTGAAGCCGTTATAGAGCTGCTCTCCCGCCAAACCCATCCCCAACATGTTCGCCGTCGGGTTCGTGAAATAGGGGTTGCTGGTCGCGGTCCCCGGTTGCAGAGCGCCGAGTAACCCTTCGTACTGGCCCAGCTGCTGATACGGCTGGTCCTGATAGAAGTTGAACATGCCCTGGTTCGCGCCGATCTGCTGCTGCGCCAGGTTCTGTACCTGCTGCCCTACTCCGCCCTCGGCTTGAAGGTTGCCGAGCTTCATGGCATTGAGTTGCGGCACCATGCCGAGAGCGTTCGACTGCTCGCTGCCCAAGGTCTGGTTGGCCGCCAGAGCGTCCGCTTGGTTGGTGTTATAGGCGTTGCTCAACAGGTTGCTGTCGAACGTGCCCATGTTCGCTTCCTGGCCCGGCAGTGAAGCTTCTGCATTGCGGCCCGCGCCGCCGAATTCGCTGGTGGCCTGGCCCATGATCTGGTCGTTACCCAGCTGCATCAGGTTCTGCAGTTCCGGGTTGCTCATGGAGCCCGTGCCCATGGCCTGCAGGTTCGCCTGCGCGCTCCCCGGCGCGTACTTGCCCTTGAGCAGGTTCGCGTCATAAGCGGCGCCCGCGTTGTCTGCCGCATCGCCACTGTTGGCCAGCGTATCGATGCCGGAGAAGGCCGCTTGTTGCGGCTGCGAGAACCCCGCCACCGATTGACCGGAGTAGTACTGCGGCCCGCCACTGCCGAGCAGATCCCCCGCCTGCGAGAGACCCGTACCGATATAGGGATACATATACGGCAGCGGCGCTGCCGTGGTGGTGGTCTGTCCGGCGGGAGCCGAACCGCCTTTTGCTCCAGCGCTCTGCATATCAGCGCCCCCCGCTCATGTTGAGGGGCCGCACCGGCATCACACTGCTGCCGGTGCGTGGCTGCTGGATGAGGCCGCTCAAGCCCTGTCCCGCGCCCTTGCCGTTGATAGCAGGGGCAGCTGCGCCGCCTTTCCCGCCCGGTGCGGAAGCAGGATTGCCAGTGCTGGCTCCAGAGCCCATCAAGGTAGGCCGGTACTGCGGCCCGGCCAGCTGGGCTGCCATCTTGTTGAAGCTGCCGGTGCCGAGGTTCGCTAAGCCACCGAAGGAGTTGGGGTTATAGAGCCGCGGCGCGCCGACGCCGGGCAGCGTCGGCAAGGTCGAGGGCACGCCGGCGCTGTCGGCCGCGGTTCCCGCTGTCGCGCTTCCCGGACCCATGCTCTTCAGTTGTGGATTCAAGCCCAGCACGTTGCCGGGATCCAGGATGTTCCCCAGCACGCTGCTCGAAGAGTGTCCCGTGAGGTTGCCCGGGTCCAGCGCGTCCCAGAGAGACTGCGTCGTGCCGAGGCCGGAGGCGCCGCCCTGTTGCGCCGCGTTACCTTCGGCCAACCCCGCGACCATAGGTATCTCTTGCATCTTATAGATCCCTCTCCATCATGACGCACGTCTGGCGCCAGCTTGTGAACGAAGCCGATATCTTCCGCATCCAACCCATGCGCCCCACCAGGCGCAACTTCGAGCAGCCCATGGAGCGCCCCCACTCCGCGAAATGCCGCTCCGCTTCCTCCATCCACAGGTCCAGGTCTTCACCTGCGCAATACAAGAGGTTGCAGACCTTGCGCGTCGGCTTCTGTGGGTCCGCCCCGAAAGGCTGCACCATGGTCACGAACGCCGTCCGCCACTCGGTCCCCGGCCCCTCGCTCACCACCCAGGCCTGCATGTTTCCGTTCTTGAGGAAGGCCTGCACGTCGTCCAGGCTGTTATCCACTTCCTCGCGCATCAGCACCGGCTCCAGCAGCACTGCCAGGCGATGCCATACCGTAGGCACTTCCCATTGCGCGATCGCCCGGATCTCGATCCTCGTCTTCTGCCGTACAGCGCTCACCTCACCACCAGGTAGTCGAAAGTCAGGTCCGGCTTCGCCACCGCTGCATGGCTGAGCCTGATGCTGCCGCCGATGGCGGGTATCGAAGTGGGATCGGCCCAGAGATCCGTCACCGTCGCCGCATCCGCCGTGGTCGGAGACAGGAATACCTTGCAGCCGCGGGTGATGTTGTTATCCAGCAGCGTCGTCGCATTCCCGCCGTCGCTTAAGGTCACCCTGCCGATGCTGTTCAAGCTGCCCACTGCCAACCGATTTATAGTCGCAGCGATGAGTTGTGGTGGGTCAAATGGCGAACTCTCTCTAAGCTTCTGTAACTGGCTCATAGGATCTCCTGAAGGCCGAAATTTTTACTTGTGGCTAGGCGCAGGCACCCGAGGAGCCCGCAGCGTACTTTTCGTGTACGTGAGGACTTCGAGTGGTGACTGCAACAACGCCACAAGTGAAAGGATCGGCCTTCAGCACTCGCCTGCCGGCGAGCCATAGATATCCACACCCGTGGCCTGCCCGAATCCATTTGCGCCCCCAGGTAATGTCACCCTCGCTCGCACATAGCGGCCCGTGGCGCGCCCATCGTTGCGTCCGGTGCGCCCGTTCCGTGCGCTGAACCCGTTACTCGTGTAATCCGCGTCCTCCAGGTTTCGGGTCAGCACCGTCACCGCCGGCTCCGGCGCGCCGCTCCCCGCCGTCGCGATCACCCGCACCCCATCTATATAAGTCATGCCGCCCGGGTTCGGTGTGCTCTCCGTCGTGTCCAGGCTGGCGTCCAGCGCGGTACCCGTCAGCGCGCCGATGCCGTTGCTCGAGTCGAAGGCCTGCACGATCTCCTGGCCTCCCTGCCAATACGGGTCATCCAGGGAAGGCGTGATCAGGTCCAGGTCGGGATTCACCCCATCCAGGCCTTCCATGGTGTATCCCAGACTGCGCCCGCTGAATATCAGCGAAAGCGCCGCCCCGTCCGGGTCCGTGATGCGTGTGAACGTGCCTTCCGCATAGTTGTAGGCGAGCACCGAATCCGGCGTGCCCGTGGAACTGCCGTTGCTGCAATAACTCCAATGGATCAGTTTCCGGATCGGGTCCACCGCCGCCCGCACCCGCTCCGCGAACTGCTGGCTCACTTGCGCCAGGAAGGTCGAATCCACCTTGCCGTGGCCTATCGGCGTCACGCTCTGGCCGTCCGTCACACAGAAGCCGTCGTCCGAGATGAAATACACCAGGTTGCCGATCTGCGCGCAGGCGTTCGGATAGCGCGTGCCGCGCTTGCGCTCGTAGGTGTTGAAGTTGAATATCACGTCACCGCCCACGTAATAGGCCTGGGTGATCGCCTGCTCCTGGAAGATGAGCCCGGACTGGAAGCCGTCACTGATGTGCGTCACCGGCCCGAAGCTCGCATCCATGAACTGCTGGCCCGCCTGGTTCTGTTGGTCCGCCAGCGTCTGGAATCCCCAATAGGTCGGGTCGCCTATCCCGCACCACTGCACCCGGGATGGCGCCGAGCCGTTCACCGGATCCTCCGTGTGTCCCACCATCAGGAACTGGCCGATGGCCGCGATGTGCTGAGCCTTCGGCGGCGAGCCCGGCAGCGGCGTGAAGCTGCCGCTGCCCACGTCCATGTACTGCATCGCATCGTTGAGATCCGTGGCCACCACGATGCCCGGGAAGCTTGCGGTCGAGAACGGCACGAACTCCCAGTACCCGTCATCCGTGAGACTGAACCCGGAAGCCAGCGTCGTGAACCCCGTGCCGGTCCATTCCTTCAGCGCCCCCGCATCGCCGATATAGACATGCGTATCGCCGTCCGTATCCAGGCAGGCGATGGCCCCCTGCACCCGCGCCATGTTGGCGGCGCCCAAACCTGCGAACGCCAGGGCCGGCGCGTAAGCGCCATCCACCCACAGGCAGTTGTTCACGTTGGGGCTGCCCGGGTTGTCGAAGGGTGGCAGGTCCGGCAACCACTCGCCGAACTTCAGCGTCGTCAGCAACTTAGCCATGGATGGCTGTCATGCAATCTGTCAAACCGTCTTGTGCGACTCTGCGAGTAAACTCAGGCTCGATCCCTGCGTTGCATCTAGACATGACTCTGTCCATCTCACTCAAAAAAATTGGGAGCCGAACATGAACAAGATCGCACTCATCGCCATCGTGGCTGGCCTCATGTCCTTGTCGGCGGGCGCCGGCTATGCCGCTGGCGGCAAACACCCGAACCTCAACAAGGCTCAAGACCTCGTGTCCAAAGCCATCGATCGTCTCGAAGACGCCCAGAAAGCCAATGAAGATAAGTTGGGCGGCCACGCCAAGGCAGCCGAAGGCTTCTTGAAGCAAGCCCAGCCCGAGATCGCTGCAGCCTTGCAGACTTCTGAATCCAAGAAGTGATGTCGTGACGCCTCGTGCCGGCAGAACGCCGGCACGAGGCTTATTTGTCGCGTAAGCCGAGTACTTTCACGGTGAAGCGTAGCTGTCCGTTCTTCTCAAGCCATTTGCGACCTTCGTCGGTAAGTGAATCCACCCGGCCGTGGATAACCATGCCCCCGATTACCTCTTGATAGGTGCCGGGGTCGAGCCCCACGCCGCTGATGCGCCCATCTTTGTCCGACGTGAAAGTGAGCTGATAGCCCTTGGGCTCCCAAAGCAATACCAGCGTCGCTCGGCCCAACGTGGTCGTCGCTCTCACACAGGCCCATTGGTGCCACACATTGAATGGGATCTGGTCCTTATCGTGCGGGATATGGAATGCATCCAGTATCTCCAGCGTGATCTCGCTGCATACCGGATCGTCGAACTTCACGAGACTTATGTTCGGACTTGTTTCAGTCTTCTCTGTCGCGCAACCAGTCAGCAATAGGGTCGCGACCAGCGCCCCAGTGAAGACATTTCGACCGGTGATGTTCATATCCCATCTACTCGTAGTTCCCCAGCAAGTAACCATACCCGCATATGGAACCCGGTTCTACAGATGCGGGCGGACCCAACCGATACCTGTCTGCCCTACGTTTTTCTCATGAAGATTCTGTAAGGCTTCTTTCTCAAGGAGTGTGTAGAGCCCATACTGCTGCGGGTCCCGGATATAGCGCCCATAGAGCTGTCTTACCGCCCGTGTCCGGATCAGCTCTTCTGCGGAACTGAGCCAGGCATTGCTATCCGTATCGTTCACCAGGGGTTGTGGTGAGAGGATCACCGTCCCCTTCACCGTGATCGGCAAGCCGCCCTGCGGCGGCGGGAACAGGCGTATCTGCCCGTTCCAGAAGGAATAGTCCGTCGGATACCCCGACCAGAAATCGTTGCCCCAATCCACTTGATCCAGGTACTGCTCCGTCCTCGGTTCCAGGCGATAGGTGTAGTTGCCTAGAGTCGAGAGCACATCCAGCACCGAGGCGAAGTTCGTGGGCAGCGGGTAATACCGCTGGCCAGTCACTGTCAGGATTTCAACCATCGAGGCCTCGTTGAACCAGAAGGCCTTGTTCCCGTAGAACGTGATGGCGTTGTTGATCTCCCTTTGTATCTCCGCCGTCAGGTCCGAGCGTGCCAGCTCCCCGGCGATAGCCGTCTGGATATCACTGAATGCCACAACTGACTCCTGCTTCTTGACATACGACCAAAAGGAGGCCTAAATCCACTCTGCATGGGGTACCAAAAATCATGGAAGAATTGCGGTTAGCTCTCATTTTGAGAATTTGCATATGCTTCGCCGGAGCAATTGTGGCCCCGACGACAAGCGCAGCTATTGTCGGCGCGCCACCTTCAGCTACAACTTCTACGCACCCGCATTTGGGCGTTGTGGATGTGCAACCGCCGAAACTCGACGCGCCCTCGAGTTACGCAAATGGTACTCCTCGCTATAACAACAATAGCCAACATCCAAGTTCCCCCGTGGAACCAGATCACGCTCTGGATCTACTTACTCTTTTTCTCGTTCTAGTCGGGCTCGCACAGGCCATTTTATTCTTCTGGCAGCTACGTCTGATCAAGGACAGCACGGATGACGCCGCAACGGCCGCCGGCGCGGCACAAGTGTCCGCAGATGTTGCGAGTGCGTCACTGCAAAAATCTATTGATACGACGAAGAAGGAATTGCGCGCTTATATCGGCATCTCGGAGGGCGATAGATCAGTAATCGTCTATACGAGCGGCACATTTATCTGTTTAGATGTGATAGTCCGTTTCATCAACTACGGCCGCACACCCGCCAATAACGTATATTGCGCATACAAAACAGAGCTTCTGCACAGCGATTTGCCCGACAGCTACGATTTCAATATTAATCTGAATGAGTCGCCTACAAATTTAACTCTCTTCCCTACACAAGATGGAGTTTTGGCATGCCGTAGCCGTGGATTCACTGCGGCCGAAATAGCAGAAATTTATTCGCCGACTATATCCGTGCGTCGTCTCTTCGCTTACGGCTACGTCGAATATCACGACGGATTTGAAAAGCGGAGGACGAATTTCTGCTACATGATTGCTTGGCGTCTACCCGATGGTATGCACTCGGGTGAGAAGCCTGGTTTTTACTATTTCAAAAGACACAATGATGCCAATTAGTGAGGGGCCCAAAATGGGCCCCTCATTCTTTACCCCTACATGCTTCAAGCAAAGCTCGCGTTATCGACCTGTAGCTCGACAGCCAACCGCATGGTGCCGTTGACCCAGGTAGCTGGGTTCGCGGTCGCCTTAAATTGGATGAGCGTGCCGCCTGCATTTCCCCCGCTGCTCGCCGGCGCATACACCACCCCCGTCGAGCCCGTCACGTTGTTAGGCTGCACGATGCCCGTCTTGAGCTGTGCCGCCGTCACCGTTATGTATTTGCCTGCCGTGGTGGGATCGCCCACCGAGCCCGTGAGGGTCGGCGAGGCGTTGCTGTCCAGGGGATCCACGTCCAGGGTCACGTTCAACACCTTGTACCCATTGGGCACCTGCACCAGTTGCACGATGTCGTTCGCCGCCAGCGCCGTGGTGAGCGCGATGGAGCCGAACACCAGGAAGCTCGCGCCCCGCTCGTTGATCGGGATCTGCCCGCTCGAAACTTGATTACTTATATAGGTCGCCATATCTTTTTCCTCTCTATATGTAGTTCAGAAGCTGACTAAGAAGCGTCAGCGAGCGCAGGCAGAACGAGGCGCGGGAGGCGAGCCCCCGGAGTGCACTCTTATGTGCATGAGGACGGCGAGCCGGACCGCAACGAAGTTATGCCAAGCGCAGTAGCTTATGAGTCGGCTTAGTGTGCGGCTGCGTAAGTAGAAATCACCTGTGTTCCGAAATCATTCGAATTGAACACAAGTTTTTTGACCCCGAATATTGAGCCGGCGGAGACGCCCAACATATTTCCGTAATCGAAAAGCTCTTCACTCCACGTGAACTGGTCCTTGCCCTCTTCCCGCCCGAAGGCCAACGCCCCCGCCTGAGCGCCGGCGAACACTGCCCGGTACGTATTGGGCATGGCCGCGCCGCTGTTCACCGCCTGGCTCACCCGATACGCCTTATGCAGGATCACGCCGTTGTACTCGCCGAGTGCCCCGGTGAAGATCGGGTTGTCCGAGACCTCGCCGCCGGTCATGGCAGCTTTCTCGATGTCCAGCCACTGGCCTGCCGAGGTGGACGTGCGCAGGTCCGTCACCTGCGAGGGATGGATGAAGCACACGTACTTGTCCTCGCCCTTGATGCGGATCGGCCGGATCAGGTACGGGTTGTTGAGGTACGCCCGTTCCACTGCCGTATCCACCAGCGACAGGGTGAAGGTGTCGCTCGAAGTGAGCTGGCTCTCCGCCGTGTGTCCGTTCGGCAGGATGATCCGGGTCGGCGCCGTCGGGGCGTTGTTGCCCGTATAGCGCGTGTCCGACTGCACCGTGTAGCCGCACAGCTGGTTGAAGAACGAGAGGTCGAACCTGGCAGCCCACCAATCCTGCAGGCCCATGCGCGCTTCCTCGCGTAGCTCGAAAGGCACCCGCTGCTGGGTCATGCGCCCGCCCACGTTCACCGCGTGGCGCAGCTGGTCTATCAGCAGCTTGTCGGCATAAGTCGTGAGCGCCTCTTCCTGGCCCTCCAGCGTGCCGTCGCCTTGGATGCCAGCCCCTGCGAGCTGCGTGCGCAGGCCCACGTTCACCGTATCGCCGGCGGATTTCTCCGCATCGTCCAACATGTATATGACGTTGTTGCCGTCGTCCGAGATGAAGTTGCGGAACCAGGTCTGCTGGATCGCCTGGACCGCGAGTTTCTTCGCCCACAGTTTTACGGCTAATGGGTCATTGACCGTGAAGTTTGTATTGGCCATAAGGCCTCCAAAGAGTTAGAGATACGGCCTGGATGCCGTGGATGCTCACTAACGGGGAGTAGCCGAATAGCCGATGACGGGGGCTAGGCCGTATGCCACTTATCGCAGTGACCGCGTAGATATTTATTGGTTTCCGAGGAACGTCACGAGCGCAGGAAGAACGAGGCGTGCGAGACGAGCAGGAGGAGCGTACTCTTGATGTACGTGACCGACTGCGAGTTCGATGCACAACAAAGTTATTCCAAGCGCAGTAGTTCCTCGCCGCGGAAATGAAAAGAGCCGCGAAGCGGCCCTTTGTTGCCGGATACGAAGTTCCAGCCTATCGGGATTTTTGCAAAGCTCACGCAGGCTGTATAGCCCCTCCCCAGTGAGCTATAACTATGCTCATGCCTAGGGAGTCGCCTATGAAACTATCCGGGATTTTCGCCGCACTCATCTTGCTCTCAGGGGCCGCAGCCTTCGCCGCGGATGATTCCTTACCCTTGGGCGATGGCCATATCTCGGCCGCGCCCCAGGTGGGTTATCTCTTTTCCTGCCAGACCCAGTTCAACGGTCGCGGCGCCATGCACACCGGCGAGTGGGTCCAAGGCGATACCTGGATCCCCTCACGCAAGCCTGCGGTGCAGGGTTCCGTGTCCTGGCCCGGTTCTGCCATCAGTATCGATCTGGAAGGAGGTAAGCGCGTGATCCGCGCCAATGATCTGCCCAAGCACCCCACCGGCATCTTTCCCATCCAGCCGAGCGACCCGGCCTATCAGTTCGACCGCAATCCCAATTCCATCCAGTCCCAGCGGATCCTGCTCACTTTGCCCATGGAGCCCACCGCTGCTGCCGTGCCCACCTGTGTGCCTATGGGCATGATCGGCTTCGCCCTCGATGGCGTCGCCATATTCAACGCCGTGGACGCCGCCGGGCATGACGCCGTGGCTCATGAAGTGCAGGACCAGTGCGACGGTCATCCCCAACACGAAGGCCAGTATCACTACCACGGCCCCTCGCCCTGCATGACGGATGCCGCAGGCGCCGCCGGCAAGCACAGCGACCTCGTGGGCTACGCCCTGGATGGTTACGGCATATATGGATTGCACGGAGAGGACGGCAAAGTCCTGCACGACTCCGATCTCGACGCCTGCCACGGCCACACCCACGCCGTCATGTGGGACGGCAAGCTGACCGTGATCTATCACTATCATCTGACGCCCGAATACCCCTATACCCTCGGCTGCTTCCACGGCGTCGTGGATGCTTCGCAATTCCACACCATGGCGGCAAGCGACGGCGCGCCCCCGGGCCCTGCAGGCCAGGATCGCCATCGTGGCGATTCGGCCGCCCTCGACAGAGCCGCACAGACTCTGGGTATCTCAGCGGACCGCCTGCGGGAGGCCTTGGGCCCGCCCCCGCCGGACTTCGCTCACGCCGCCCAAACCCTTGGCATCAGCGAACAGGCCCTTCGGGATGCCATGCGCAAAGCCCATGATCAGGGGCAGGGCCCGCCCTGAGTCTCTAGACCCTATCCCGCCCAGCTATCCCGGATTCCCTCCAGGGGCCCCTATAAATAGTGGCCTCCCGGCCTTGATTTGCGTTATGTTACATACTAAACTTTACATAACTTGAGGCCCGAAGGCCTCGACCCCGCCAAGGACCGGCCTATAGAAGCCATACAGGGGGAAGACGGTGACGGACGCAGAGATCGAACGCAGGCGGATGATCAACCTCACCCGGATCGTGGCGCGTGGGCTCG